CCAAGCCGCCGCTGTCGATGGCTGCCGCCTTCGGCAAGCTGGAGGCGCGGTTCCAGAAGCCGGCCGAGGAGAAGAAGCCCGTCGCGACCAAGGCCCCGCCCCCGGTGCAGTCGGCACGCGGTGCCAACGGCCGCTTCGCGGTGACGGCTGACACGACCGATTTCGCCGCCTTTGAGCAGGCCGTCATGGCGCAACAGCGGTCTTGACGACACTTGTGGCGTGGCGTAATGACACTCCATGAAAATGGACGTAGTTGCGGGCAGCGGAAATGATGAGTTCTATACGCCACCTTACGCGGTTGAGCCTATACTGAGGCACCTTCCTGTTGAGGCTACGGTCTGGTGTCCTTTTGATACGCGAGACAGCAATTTCGTGAAGATGTTGGTGGCACGCGGAACTCAGGTAATAAGAAGCCATATTTCTGAGGGGGACGACTTTTTCAAGATTTGCCCTTCGGAAGAATATGACTACATCGTCAGCAACCCTCCGTATTCTATGAAAAATGAGGTATTTGAGAGGCTATTCTCTCTCAAGAAACCGTTCGCTATGCTTGTGGGGGTCGTCGGGTTATTTGAGAGTAACCGTCGTTTCTCTTTGTTTCGCGACCAACGATTCGAGATCATGTATCTCAGTCGCCGCGTTGCTTATTTTAAGGATTTCTCTGACGAGAAGCCTTCCCTTAACCCTCCTTTCAGCAGCGTGTACCTGACAAGTGGCGTACTTCCGCAGCAGATTGTGTTCGAGGAAGTCGCTAAGTAGCCCCCCTTGACACCGTGGCATAGCGATACTACTTGACGAAATATCGGCCAGCCGGCCGCCGCAAGCTGAACTGCCGGCACTCCCCCAAGCGTTAACCGAGCGCATGGGGATCGCCGCAAGGCGCTCTATCGGACCCTGAAACCCGATGCGCGACGCGCAGTGCGTCGCCGTGGAGCGCCACGATGGCTAATCAATTTCTCGCAGCGACCGAGTATGCCAATGTCATGCTCCTGCTGCTCAAGAACAACCTCGTCTATGGGCGGCTGGTCGACGGCCAGTTCAAGGACCAGGTGACGGACGAGAACGGGCTGACGATCAACGTCAAGCGCCCGCCCCGGTTCGTGCAGAACGACGCCTCCGCGTACAGCGCCACGCTCGCTGCGCAGGACATCGTGACCGGCTCGGCCAACGTCACCGTCAACCAGTACGGCAAGGTCCACATCAGCGTCGGCGACATCGAGTATGTCACCAGCTACAACGCGCTGATGCAGAACGAGACGATGAAGTCGGCGGCGTCCACGCTCGCCCATCAGGTCGATTCGTTCATCGCCGCACAGACCCTCAAGTTCCACTCCTGGGCTGAGTACGACGCCACGGCCGGCGTCGCCAATGCGGCGGCGGCCGACGTGGGCAAGGCGCTCAGCGTTCCCGCGCACGCAATGGCGGCGAACACCCGGCTGATGCAGCAGGGCTGTCCGGCCAATGACATCTGTGGCGTCATGGACTACGCCTCGGGGCAGCTCATCCGCGGCTCGCTGACCGGCGGCTTCATCCAGGGCACCAACAAGACCGCCTTGGAGCGTGCGACGCTGCCGATCATCAGCAACATCGACTGGTACGAAACCCAGCAGCTTCCCTCGCTCACTTACGGCGATCACACGATGGTCACTGGCCCGCAGATCAAGGGCGCGAGCCAGAACGTGAACTACCGCGATGTCAAGACCACGATGACGCAGAGCCTCATCATCGACGGGCTGGGCAACAGCAAGTCGGTGAAGAAGGGCGAGGTGTTCACCATCGCCAACGTGTTCGCCTGGGATTGGCGCAAGAACGCGGTGCTGCCGGACCTCCAGCAGTTCACCGTGACGGCGGACGCCACCACGGACGGCGCGGACGGCTCGGTCACAGTGACCATCAGCCCGCCGATCATCGTTCAGGGCACCAGCGACGGCACCGACACCAATGCCAATACGGCCTTCGCGACGGTCAACGCCGCGCCGGCCGACGATGCGGCGCTGGTCTTCGCCGGCGTCGCTTCCACCACCTACAAGGTGCGGTCGGCGTGGCAGAAGCGCGCGATCTCTCTGGTCTCGGCACGGCTGCACATGCCGTTCACCGGCACCGCGAGCTTCGCGATGGACCCGCAGAGCGGCATCGCGCTTCGCTACTGGCGTGGCTCCGATATCTCTACTGGAGCGCACCTCCACAGATGGGACATGATATATGGGGCCGCTGTTATGGACCCGTATCTCGGCACAAGGGTTTGCGGAGCCTAGTGTTTTCCTCTTGACGATGACTGCCGAACATGCTCTATGTTCGGCGGTTGTCAAGAGAGGTGAACATGATTTACGACAAGGAAAGATACCGCACCGATCCGCATTACCGACAAGGGATGCTGGACCGGGCGCAGCGGTCGAACAAAAAGCGGTACACTGAAAATCCGGCGTACCGCGCCAAGGTGTTGAAATGGAACCGCGCAAGTACGAAGCGGCGGCGAGCGACACCAGAAGGATTCGTACTGAGTGAGATACGGCGCATCAGGCACCGCTGCAAAGAGAAGGGACTGCCGTTCGACTTGGAGATTGCGGATATCATAGTGCCGACAACGTGCCCCGTTCTCGGCATTCCGATCACCCTCGGCGCTTCTCCACGGTCGCCAGGTTTACCCAGTATCGACCGCGTGGTGCCGTCGAAAGGTTACGTGAAAGGGAATGTGTTCGTGATCTCGTGGCGGGCGAACAATTTGAAGCACGACTGCACGGACGGCAGCGAACTCCGCCGCGTGGCTGACTACATCGACGCACACAAAGGAACCGATTGATGTCGAACTCTCTATGGGTGCAAGCCGTCCGCACCGGCCTCGCGGCCAATAAGCCGACCGTGCCCGACGTGCCGGAAAGCACGTTTGTTTTCTACTACGAGACCGATACCACGCTGATGAAGATGTGGAACGGCTCTGCGTGGGTCGAAGCCGGCGCGATCACGTCGCTGCCGGAGTACACCGCTTCTACGGACGTGGCTGTGTCGGCCGATGCTCCTGTGGCCGTGCGCAAGGTCACGCTGGCCCTCACCGATACCGTGCTGCCGGTGACGGAGGCACTCGACTACGGCTCGGTTGAATTGGTCACGCTGCCGGACAAGAACTTGATCGTGTTCGGCTGCGAAGTGGACCTGTCTATCGTCAAGGGCGATGCTGTGAACGGCATTGGCGCGGCCACCGATCTCGACGTGTCGCTCGGCACCGCTGCGGCATCGGCTACTACGCTGGCAACCACGATGCTCAATATCTTGCCGAAGCAGGATGTCGATACGGATGCCGTGACCGTCACGGTGCAGGCGCATTCGCTTGCTGCAACTCCGGTACTCACCGGCGTTCTCGACGGGGCATCCAACAAGATTTACCTCAATGCCGTGCCGATCGGCGGTATTACCGCTGACGACACGCTTACTGTGAGCGGCACCGTCGATCTCTACGTTATCGACGTGGGCAACCGTACTTCGTAATGCCAAAGGTGTTCCCAAGCTGGCCCGCGTGGCGCTACGGCCCGAACGGCGAGGCTGCGATCTTCCTGCGCCCGGAGGACGTGCCGGAGGGGTGGAAGGACACGCAGACGGCTCACTTCGAGCCGCCTCCGGCCCCCACGCCGGCGCCGATGGAACGCTGGGAAGTGGTGGCGGCGCTCAAGGGGCGCGGCGTGTCGTTCAAGCGCAACGCCCCGACCTCGGTGCTCTATGCGCAGTTAAAGGCGGCAGGCGATGGCGACGGCGAGCGAACTGATAACGGCAGCGCTTCGGGAGGGTAATCTACTCCCCGTAGGCACAACGCCGACCACCGCCGAGCAGACTGAGGCGCTTGTGCGGCTGAACTCCTACATCGCTCAGCTATTCGGCATCCTGATCGGCGAGAATCTGGCCGATTGGCTGGTGCCGGTGCCGCAGCGCACCGCCACGGTGGCCGCGAACTACCCGCAACTGCCCTACCCGATCGACGCCGGCGATCAGGCGTTCCCCTTCGCCTCAGACCTCGACAGCAACATCTGGCCCTACCCGCCGGAGAACTCGCGGCTCATCGTTGCGGTCACTGACGACACGACGGTTTGGTTCCCCGAGGCACCTAACGACGGCGCGCGCATGGGCTTCGTCGCCACGCCGGAAATGACGGCGACCCTCACGCTCGACGGCAACGGCCGCTCGATCGAGAGCGCGGCGACCAAAGACCTCACGTCGGCCGACACCGGGCGTGTGTGGTTCTATCGCGCCGACCTGGGCGACTGGAAGCACGTCACGACGCTCGCGCTCACCGACACGCCGATCCTGCCGGCGGATTTCGACGACCTGCTTATCACCGGCCTCTCCATCCGGCTCTCGCCGCGCTACGGGCAAGACCCGCGGCCGGGGACGCTCAACACCTACAAAGACCTCATGAAGCAGGCAAAGACCCGCTATCGGCAGAGCGGCAATACGATCTACAAATCGAACGAGATTCCGCGCTCGCTCCAGTCCTATGTCACCGGACGCTGGATGTGGTGACATGGCCGAGATTCCCGTCAAGCTCGGCATCAACGCTTACAATCGCAGTTACAGCGGTGAGCCGGAAATCCGCCTCGAAAACCGCTTCCTCGAAAAGAGCGGGGTGAACCAGATCGAGCAGCGCATCATCCTGGCGCGGCCGGGCACTACGAGACTCCGTATCTTCGGGCAAGGGCCGGTGCGCGCGCTGTGGACGCAGAGCGGCGCATTCACCGATAGCCTGCTTGTCGTCTCCGGCAGTGAGATATTCCGCTACTACACGGACGGCACGGTCAAGACCATCAGCGGCGAGATCGAGGGCGGCTCCGGCGACGTTTCGATGGATGCGGTGTCCGACGCCTCCACGCGCCGCGTGTTCATAGCCGATGGTACGCTGCTGCAATACTACGATGGCGGCACGCACGCTACCGGCACGCTCACGGCGACGATCCCGCCGTTTCCCGATGTGTATTTCCAGGTGCTCAAGATCGGCAGCTTGCATTACGCATGGGGCGCGCCGACCAAGAAGGCCCGGCAGACGCTCACAGCCTCTGCTAATTTCGTCGCCACTGAGACGGTACGCGTCGGGGATCACACTTACACATTCGTCGCCTCCCCGACCACGGCCGATGACGTGAAGGTCGGCGCCACCACGGCGGATTCGCTGGCTAACCTTGTCGCTGCTATCAACCACGATGCCGGCGAGGGTACTTTGTACGGCACGGGTACAGTTGCGAGCGAGGACGCCACCGCCGAGATCGACGACGACGGCGATTTGGTCGCGACTGCCGTTTATGCGCTGGAGGCGGGGAATTTCGTCGAGACGGAAACCACAGGAGCCAATGCGGCATGGGGGAGCACCTTCATGACCGGCGGCGGCGACATTGACAAGCGAGCCGGCAGCATTCTCCATTTCGACGCCAATCCATCGAGCGGCGACTTGGTACCGATCGGCAACCTCACTTACGAGTTCAACACTTCGATTGCGGCTGGTGCCCACGTCAAAGTTTTGATCGGCGCAACGCTGGCTGACAGCATTTCCAACCTCTGCGCCGCGATCAACCTCGGCCCCGGCCAGGGCACTGTCTATGAGCAGGGCGACCTCATCGCCAATATCAAGATCACGGGCACGGCGCTCACCGGCACGCGCATGTGGGCGCGTGCGATTGACCCGACCACCGCCGGCACCAACGTTGCGACGCCGGCGACGACCGGAAGCTCGGAGTGGACCAGCACGACGTTGCTGGGTGCACAGGACGGCACGCTGGGCAATCCGCTGCTGGTGGCGCTCGGCCACACCGACACCGAGTCTCTAGCCAACATGGCGACTGCGCTCAATGACGGCGTGACCACAGCCACAGCGACGGTCTCGGAGAATGACACTGGTTTTCACGTTGTCGGCGATACGTCCACAGAAGACCTTACGGTGGGGCCTGACCCGAATGTGAGCGCGACCAGCACCTCGACCTCCCTCACCGTGACCTCGCGCGTGGACGGGGGCACCAGCATTGCCACCACCGTCACGCCGGACCCTGACGACCACTTGTCCTGGGATAATGCGCATCTCGTCGTGCCGAGCGGCGCGACCAAGGGGCGCAGTGTGCTCACGCTCACGCCCTCGGAGACGCTGGAGGCCGACGTGATCGACATCGGCGGGGTGTACTATGGCTGGGGCGACATTGCCACGGCGGACCAGGACGGCACCAGTGGTCATCCCTGGCTGGCACCCATCGGAGAGAGTATTCCGCTTTCGCTGGTCAATCTGGCGACGGTCATCAATTTCTCCGGTATCCAAGGCGTTGACTATTCGTCCTCGCTCGGAGGGGCGAACGAGCAGGTCACGGCCGCGGTCACGACCGATTCCGATGGGGTGCCCGGCCCGATCCTGACCGTCACTGCGCGCAGCGAGGAGGCGGACGGCAACGCGATCACCACGACGGTATTTGCCGGTACCGTTGTCGCATGGGGCGGCGCTACGCTCTCCGGCGGCGGCGTGCATGCGCTGCATGGCGTGGAGATGCCAGATGGGCAGTCTCCAATCGCGGTTGCGAGCTGTGCCGGTTTCCTGCTGGTGGCACTCGCCAACTCGCAGCGGTTCTACTGGATTTTGCCGGGGGCGACGACGATCGACCCGCTCAACTTCGCCTCCGCCGAGTTCTCCCCGGACAACCTGTCCGACATCCTCGCAGTGGCCGATCAGGTGTGGCTGATTGGCGGTTCCTCAATCGAAGTATGGTATCCTACAGGAGGCTCAGATGTCACCACGGCATTCCAGCCGGTCGCTGGCCGAGCCTTCGCTAACGGCGCGCAGCCGCGTACTGCTGTCAGGATACGTGATACGGTGATCTTTGTGGGGGCGGACGGCGTGGTATATTCGACCGGAGGCAACCATATGTACTACGCGCAAGGTGGCACCATGCAACGGATCAGCACCCACGCCATCGAGGAACGTATCCGTACGCAACTGGCGCTAGAGGCAAGCTGATGGCCGTTCTCTGGATGGAGTCTTTCGACCTCTACGGCACCAGCACCGACGCGGCGCTGGCCGGCGCGTGGGCGGCATTCGGCTCGAATATCACCATTGGCGCCCCTACCTACTTGGCGCGAACCGGCCCGTATGCGCTCAAGGTTGCACAAAGCACTGGGGCGCGGCGCGTTCTTGGCGGGGACTTCGCTACTATCATTGCGGCGTTCGGTTACTCCACGGAGTCGCTCCCCGGCGACAACAACACGCGCCTGATTGAGATTCTTGCCAGCGATGCCTCCCCGATCGGCTGGATTGGCATCACCTCTGATGGTAGGCTGTTCCTTGCCGCACCGACCGCAGCTAGTGCCGGCGTTACCGTAGCGACGACTGGCAGCCCGGTGATCCTCGCCTCGACGTGGCATCACATTGAGGTGAAGTTCGCGGTTACGGCTGGCACGCTCACGCTCAAGGTCGACGAGACGACGGTGCTTACGGCTTCAGGTTTCGGCGGCTACTTCAAGGCTTTCGGCGGCGTGGCGGAGACGACCTGCGCGCAGGTGCGGTTCGGCGCTTCCGGCGGTGGCGCGGCCAATGCATGGTATGACGACATAATCCTGCGCGACACCACGGGGACGTTCAACAACGACTTCGAGGGCGACCTGCGCGTGGCGACGCTGTTCCCCACCGCGGACGGCGACACCCAGGGCTGGACTGCGCACCCGCGCAAGAAGATCGGCACCGGCATTCTCGACCTGACGACGGCCGCCACATCGAGCACGGCAGCGGTGAGCGCGGCCGACGCCACGGCCCTGCGCCTCGGCGCCGCTGAGTACACCATCGAAGGGTTTGTTCGTTTCCGCAACGTGCCGACCACGACCGACAAGGCGGTGCTGTTCGGCAAGTGGCAGGAAACATCGGACCTCCGCGAATGGCAGCTCTACCTCGGCGGTCCCGACCTCGACGCCGGCTTTCTCACCTTCCGCATCAGCACGGACGGCACCAGCGGCACCGTGACCAAGGTGCATTCCTGGCCGTGGTCGCCCGACACCGACACCTGGTATCACATCGCCGTGGTGCGCAGCGGCACCGACAACCTGTTGTTCATCGACGGCGTGCAGCAGGGGCCGCCGGTCGCCGACAGCGCCACCTATTTCGGCGGCGCTGCGACGCAGGTGCTCGGCGCCGAGATGTCGAGCAGCAGCGCCGTGGTTTCCGGTACGCATTTCGACGGTTTCATGGACGAGGTGCGGATCACCAACGGCGTCGCCCGCTACACCACCGACTTCACCCCGACCACCGTGGCGTTCGGGCGCAGCGTCGGCACGGACGCGAGTTTCGCCAGTGTCGCGCTGCTCGCCGGTTTCGATGCCGGCGTCACCGACGAGTCCAGCTTTGCTCGCACCCTCACTGCCCGCAACAGTGCCGCCCGCTTTGCAGTCGACGACGGCGATTTCGCCTATCAGACCATCGACCAGGCCGTGCCGCGCGATGATACATTCATCGAGGCGGACCTGCTGACAGCGAGCAACATCTACCAGCTCGATGCCGTGCCTTCGGCCGGCGAGACGGTGACGCTCGGCGCCGTGACCTACACGTTCCGCGCCGCCGTAGGCACCACGGCCAACGAGGTGAAGATCGGGGCCGACGTGGCGGCGACGCTTTCCAATCTTGTAGCGGCGATCACCGCGGGCACCGGCAGCGGCACCGTGTACGGCTCCGACACCGTGGCCAATGCCGACGCGACTGCGGCTACCCTACCCGACAGCCAGATACAGGCAACGGCGGTGACGCCGGGCGCGGCCGGCAACGCGGTCGCCACCGCGGAGACGACGGCGGACGGCGCATGGCTCAACGGCGCAACGCTCACCGGCGGCGCCGACATCCCCACGTTCTCTGAGTTCACGTTCGATCGGCTCAGTCAGGACACTACCATTCTGCGCTCGCTTTCGCTCGTCTATCGCGGCTTCAAATCGACAGCGGGCACCGCCAAGGTGAAGGTGTCGCTGGTCGACGTGGACGACAACGTGGACCTCGGCACCGAGCGCACGATGACGACCACGCCGACCTACTACCAGGAGATATTCGACACCGACCCAACGACCGGCGGCGGCCTCACCCCGCTCCTGCTGCTGGGCGCGCGTGTGCGCGTCGACCGCACGGAGTAAGCAGTGTCGTGGGCGCGCAACTCGCAAATCGCTGCGCTTGGGGCGACCGCCGGTGTGCCGGGAGCGCACGTCTCGCAGTTCGCCGTGCTGGTGGCGTTTGGACCGCCGGAACCCAAGCGCGTTCACGTTTCGCAGATCGTAGGGCTGGCCGCCGTGTCGTCTAACTCAATCGCGCGCGTCTCCGAGGTGGCGATCCTCGGCGCCTACCGGACGGGCGTGCCCGACAATCCGCGGCGTAAGGCGTGGCATTTCGATTTCGACGGCCATTCGTTCTACGTGCTCGACCTCGGCCCCACCGGCACCTTCCTGTTCGACATGGTGACGGGGACGTGGTGCGAGTTCTCGACCAACGGCTATGACAGTTGGAACATGCGCAACGGCACTTTCTGGAACAACCGGGTGGTCGCCGCCGATGTCGTGAACCCGATCGTGTGGGCGCTCGATCCCGACCAGCCGCTTGACGAGGAATGGCGCTCCGTGGCGCATGCCGTGACCGGCATCGTCAACCTGCGCAACCGCAAGGCCCGCCGCCAGGACGCGCTGCGCCTTACCGCGTCACCGGGCAACCTCGGCGAGGCGAGCGGCGCCACTATCAGCATGCGCTTCTCCGACGACATGGGCCACACCTGGAGCGACTATTTCACCCTGACGCTCACCGACGATCCGGTGCAGGAATTGGCGTGGCGCTCGCTCGGCCCGATCGAGGCACCCGGCCGCGTCTTCGAGATCAGCGACACCTCCGGCCCCATCCGCATTGACGGCTGTGATGCCGAGATCGAGGGCGTCGCCAATCCGCAGCCGGGACAGGACGCGCCGCCGTGAGCGGGTTTTCCCTCGATCCTAACGCCAAGGCTGACCCGATGCGGTGGGATACCCCCATCGTCGACGAGGCCGGCCGCCCGACGCTGGAGTTCCAGCGCAAGTTCAACGCTCAGCGTGCCGGCAGTGATGCGGTGGCAACAGGTGTCTCCACTGTGCAAGCCGCCGCGGAGGCCGCGCAGACCGCCGCAACTGCTGCACAGACCAGTGCCGACAATGCTCTCTCCGTAGCAAGCTCCAAGCCTGATTCCTTCCTGGGACTGACTGATACCCCGGACACCTATGCCGGACAGGCCGGGAAGTTCCCCAAGGTCAACGCCACGGAGGACGCGCTGGAGTTCGACGTTGCCTCCGCCGTCGCGGCGTTCCTCGATCTTACCGATACGCCCTCCACCTACACCGGCGCCGCCAGCAAGGCTGTGCAGGTCAAGTCTGATGAGAGCGGGCTGGAGTTCGTCGTGGTCGGTGCCGGGACCGGCGTGCAGCTCGATCGCGACCGCTACGGCCCGCCGGAGGCCGCAGACTTCCCCACGATAGTCGGCACCAACTCGGAAAACCCAACCGTCACTGACACGACATCGCGCGGGATGGTGATTGCGTTCGGCACCTCGCCGGCCGCCGGCGATAACGTGCGCCAGGTGCTCAAGGCCAAGGCGAGCAGCACCGACTACGACATCATTGCGCGCATCGAGCCGTCGATGGTGCAGCACGACTACAACTCGGCCGGCATTGCGGTGAGCGATGGCACCAAGCTCGTTACCTTCGGCATCGGCAACCGCAACAGCACCAATCTCGGCACCACTATCAAGGTGGCGCGCTGGACCAACCAGACGACATTCAGTAGCGACCGGCTTGCCGGTAGCGCGATGTTCTTTCCTCAATGGCTGCGCATTGGCATCGTGGGGAGTAAACCGACTAATTTTTATATAAGCCAGAACGGCACTGACTGGATCGAGGTGCTGAGCGAGGACCAGTCGGGATTCCTGACCTACACGAGCGTCGGCTTCTACATCCACATGACCCGCTCCTCGACGCCCTCGGCGGTGTCGGGTACGCAGCAGGCGATTGCTGACGTGCTCTACTACAGCGACCCGGACATCACGCCGACCGTGCGGTATCCCGGCGTCAAGGGC